TTTAGAAAAATACAACAATATATTGCATACTATTTGTAATAACAAAGGAATGTTAATGTATTTTCGTTATAACTATCCATTCATATGGAATTTAAAAAGTAATATTGAAACATACCAAATAATAAAACCAAAATATTGTTTTGTATTAAAATATTTACTAAGTAATTCAGGATCAATGAGATATTATATTTTAGAACAATTTAAAAAATTATAAAAAACTATATATTTTATATTCTTTGTTGTTGTTGAGGTATTTCTTTATTTCTTGCTTCCATTAAACTTTCAATAGATACTTCTCCATCTCCAATTTTATCAGGAGTATAATCATCAGTTGGAGTATATATAGAAGTGTTTTGGTCAAATTGTACATAATTATGCATTTGTCTCATACCTCCATCTCCTTTTGCGTTTAAATCATCACTTGACATATCCAAAAAACTATAATTGTCAGACATAACAAAATTATTTCCATTTAATGAAAAAGCCATTGGTTCTTCACTTGCTTGTTGTTGAAATTGTTGTTGTGAATGGTTATTATGTGATTCTTGATAAAAATCAGGTTGTAATATCTCATAAATACCATCACCAAAAACAACCTCATTTTGTTTATTCAAAAGTAATAATGCTGGAACTTTATTAACATTTGATGGTAATACTATTTTTTTTCCATTTTCAAGCAAAATATATATTTTATTATTCTCTTTCACACGATTATCAATACTAACAAAATGTATATCTTTCTTTTTTGTTGATTTTGATAATTTTTGCAATAATGTTTGACATCTTTCACAATAATTACTATAATATAATATTGAACTCATTATATTAGATTATAAGTATTTTATTTTAAATTAATTTAAATATTTATTTTTTATTTTTTCTACTTTTATTATTTTTCTTTGTTTTTATTTTTTTTACATTCTTTGTTTTTTTACCACCACCAACCGTCATACTAATTCCAGATGAACTTCTATAATCATCCGGACTTCCACTTGAACCACCAAAAACACTTGCTAAAAGACCACCTGAAATTGCTCCTAATAAAAATGTCATTACATTACCACCTTTTTGTTTTCTATTTTTTCTAGTTTTTTTTTTATTATCCATTATAAATTAAATTTAGAAAAAAATATTTTTAAAAATTGATTTAATAAATATAATGTATTATACATATAAATAATATGGAAGGCTCTATTTCAAATATTGAAGAAAAAAATGGCATATTAAAATTTACTTTAAGTAATATTGATGTAAGTATAGCAAACGCAATTAGAAGAACAATATTAATGGATATACCTTTAGTTGTTTTTAAAACATTACCGTACGAAAAAAATAAAGCTACGTTTATAAAGAATACATCTAGATTAAATAATGAAATTTTAAAACAACGATTAGGATGCATACCAATACACATTAATGATATTGATTCATTTCCTTATAAACAATATATTGTTGAAATTGATGAAAAAAATGAAACAAATATTATTAAATATATAACAACAGAACATTTTAAAATTAAAGATAAAAATACCAATAAATATTTAAACAATGAACAAGTTAAAAAAATCTTTCCACCTAATAAACTTACTGATGAATATATTGTTTTCACAAGATTGCGACCTAGATTATCGGATGATATTGATGGTGAAGAAATTAAATTAACATGTGAATTAGACATTGGAACAGCAACAGAAGATGCAATGTATAATAGTGTTTGCACATGCGCGTACGGAATGACAACTGATTTAGTACAAATTAATAAAATATGGACAAATAAAGAATTAAAAATGAAAAAAGAAAATGCAACTACAGAAGAAATTGATTTTGCTAGAAAGAATTTTATGAATTTAGATTCAAAAAGATTAACTTTAAAAAATAGTTTTGATTTTACAATTGAAACTATAGGTATTTATGCAAATAAAGTTTTATTTAAAAAAGCAAATGAAATATTAATTGAAAAAATAAGTTCATTTAAAGATAAATTTGAAAAAAAAGAAGTAATGATAAATAAATCTGATATATTAAATGATAATAGTTATGAAATAATTTTACAAGATGAAGATTATACACTTGGTAAATTATTTGAATACGTATTACATAAAGAATACTATGAAAAGAAAAAGGTTCTAAATTATTGTGGATTTAGAAAGCATCATCCACATGATAGTTATAGTGTTATTAGGATAATTTTAAATGAAGAAAAAGAGGATAATGAAATATACTCAATGTGTATACAAATGTGTGCACACTCAATTAAAATTTTTGAGAAAATAAAAAGCTTACCTATTTAAAATTATTAATATTATTAAAATTAGCAATATTAATATTTATTTTTTAGCTTTTTTAGCTTTTTTTGTTTTCTTTGCTTTTATTTTTCTTACTTTTTTAGTTTTTTTTAATTTATTTCTTTTAGTTTTTCTTGTTCTTTTTGTTGATTTACTTCCTCCTTTGCATGATTTACAACCACATAACAAAGAGTGAACATGTTTTTTTCCACCATTTTGAGATTCTTCATCATCAGATGCTTCATTATTAAATTGAGCGAGTAAATTTTGTGCAACATTTTGTTGTGGTTGTTGTGGTTGTTCTCCTTCTTCTGTCTTTATTCTTTTACTATTTGGGGATTTAGGACTAGCTGTATTTTTTGAACTTTTATTACTTGTTTTAGGTGTAGTTGGTCTTTCTCTTTTTGACATATAATATATGTAAATAAAAAAACATATAATTAATTAATAGCACTTTTTATCATTTTTATTTTTTATTTTATTTAATCTTTTTTATTTCTAAAGTTATAATTTAATGAAAACATTAATTTAGATTCATGTAAATCATTAGTATAGTTTATAATATCAGCATATTGCATTGATTTTCTTTGTGTTTTTTTTTCTTTTTTATATATTTCATGCAATTCAAACATATGATTTTTATATTCAAAAGGATATTCCTTTAAAGGTTTCACCTTTTTAATATAACAACCTACGTAATTATTATACAAGTTAATATTAAACTTATGTATTTTATCTCTAAATAATATCATCTCGTCGCTATGTTCTGGATACCATTTTAAATATTCTTTTAATCTACCATTCTTTCTTAACTGTAAATAAGTATATTCTAACTTAGGTTGATTACCTCTTAATTCTTTAACATACTCAAATGTAGGATTTCTATATTTAACTCTTTGATTATTTACATGATTTTTGATAACACATCCCATAATATTAGGAGGAACTTGAATACCATTGTATGGTCCATTTTCAAGATTAAATTCAAAATTAAATTTAATTAAACTATTCAATGGTGCCATTTCTAGAAATTCAATATTATTTTGTTGAATTCTATATTTTTCAATTAAAATTAATTTTGGATAATTAAATAAATTAACGATTCTATTTTCAGGATGTTGTAATACAAAACTAAAAGTTTCTGCTTTATTTAATTTTTGTAAATCAAGATTATCTTTATTCATAGCATCATCAACCATTTCTTTGAATGTTTTACTTTTATTAATACTATTTTTAAAATAATTAATATTTGCTCCAATAGTACTTTTAGTAGAAATTAACCATTTACTAACTCTGTTATCATAAAATAAATTAATCATTGTTCCTTCAAATAAAGGTTCTACAATTAATTCTTGTTTATTTGAATTGTTTTCAAAAAATGCATTTTTATAAGAACTTTTAACAGGACTAAAACATAATAAATTACAATTTTCATCAAATATTAAAGATCTTAAATATCCTAATTCATTAATATTTTCATTGTTTAAAAAATCTTTTTTATAATTTACCATATAATAGATAATATCATCAATAATAATTTTTTTAATTTTAAAGTGGCATTTTTTATCTAATGTAAAATCATTGTTATCAATTTTAGATTTAATTTGTTGAAAATATTTATTTTCAGAAATGTTATAGTAATTAGAACTTTGAATCATAGCTGTATTAGACATAATATATTTTTACTTTTAAATAAAATAATTTATAAAATCAATTTTATTTTTATACATTTAGAATTCATTTAAAATTTTAAAATGTAATATTTATATATGGAAAATGAATTATTTTTACAATTAGGAGATATAATACGTATTACTTCTTTAAAAAATGAAAAATATAATGATAAAATTTTTTTGATAAAATATATTTCAAATGATATTATTCAAATAATAAATAAAAATAATACATATGATTTAACCATTGAAAATAATAAATTAACAGATGAATCAATTAGTAAAATAGAATTATTGCATAGATCAAAAAAAAACGGATTTGCAGAACAAAATAAATTAGAAAAAAATACTTGGATTGATATATATTTTAATGGTGATTTACCAATGGTTATTACAGGAATAATAACAAATAAAGAAGAAGATATGATAGAAATAAAACTATACCCAAATAATGAATTAATATATATTGATTTTGGTTATAAAGGTATAGACCCAAAATTAAACATAGAAAAAATTATAATAAGAAAAAATAGTCCAATAAAAAATACAGAAAAAACTATTATTGAAGATGAAGATAGTATAGAAGAAACAGAAACAAAAGAAGAAAAAGATGATTTAATAATAGAAGAAAATGATGAAGAATATTATATTCCTAATAAAATAAATGAAGTTGATATTGAAGAAATAAATAATGATGTAAAAAAAATAATACTAGGTGAAGAGTTAGGTATGATTAGTCAATCTATTAAAGTAAATTCTGAAGAAGAACGATATGGAATAGAAATTCAAACAAATGATTTATTGAATGACTTAATTTCAAAAATAGATGATGTAAAAACAAGAAAGCTAAAAAGCAAAGAAATAGAAAAAAATATTAAAAGATTTGAAGAGTTAAGAAAAATTTACTCAGAATTTGATGGATTTGGTAATCCAATAAGTTTAAAGAAAAAGGGGTTCCTTCATAAACCATTAACAGATAATTTTAAAAAATTTAAAAATATTGAATGGATTATACCTATTATAGAAATCAAAAATAAATTATATGATATAGATACCGATGAAATAGAAGAACAAGAAGATATTGCAAACTATGAAGCCATTAATAACATGTTAAATATTATGGATGAACAAAATAAGTATGATAATAATATTAAGGAAGGAGATGAAAATAACTTTAAATATAGATTATCAAATATAATAAATTATCTAAAACCATTTGAAGAATATAGTAATGATGAATCCTTAGTGGTTAATGTATTAAATGATACTGATTGTATAGTAAATAACGATGGTAATTATACATCTACAGTATTAAGTAAAGATAAATTAATGCCTTATAAATTTAAAACTCAACGAGTAAACTATGGAAATAAAGAACCATTAAAATACATTGAAAATGATAATGTTAAATTAAAATCAATAATGTTTTTACCATATCATTTTATTGAACAAAGTAAAATGTATTTATCAAATAGTGATATATTTGAAAAATCTATTTTGAATTTAAATTATATATTCAAGGAAAAGTATTTAAAGAAGTTGGATAAAATTAACGAAACATTCATTAATTTACAAAATCCAATATATGAAGATGGTGAAGAAGTTTATTATAAAATAAAAAACAAAATGTATACTGCTATTATAAGTGATACATTAACAGAAAATTACCCAGATATTAATTATATAATAAACGTAAAAATAGATGATGTTTTACAAAAAATCCAAGTTAAATCAGATAACTTACAAAAAAAAATAGATTATAATCTAGAAAACACAAACAATTTTAGCTTTATTGGAAATGATATTGATAAATTATTAGATATAATAATTCCAAAAAATAAGGATTTAATTAGTAAGATAAACTTTGATAAAAACGATAATTTAACTTTATATCAAATTTGTAAAAAACTAGAACCTTTTGGTATATACATTGAAAACTTATCGTTTATGTTTTATAAAGCATTGATTAGTCAAATAATAAAAAAAACTAAATTATATAAAGACGATATAAGGGAAAATAATAATATATATCTGGAATATATTACTTCAGTAAATAAATTTAATAATACACCTACAGATAAATATAAAAATGAACAAAATATTTACAATAGTAAATACAAAAATTATGAATTTTTAAATTACATCTTAAATAATGACCAGGGTGAATTATTAAATTTAAATTATATACAAGAAAATTTCAATTTATATAATGCATCAAATATTGAAGAAATGGAAAGTTATTTAAAAAGTAAATTATCACAAAAACAAGAAAAAAAGAATGATAAAAAATGTAAACCAATAATTATTGCAAAAGAATATTATGATATTAAAGAATTAGAAGAGCATAATGATAAAACAATATACTTTGACAAAGATAAAGATGATATTGTATACGATATTTTAGATGTTTACAGTAAAGAGAAAATGGAAATGAATGAAGATGATTTTAAACCATTCTTAATTGAAAAATTACAAGAAGTAAATGGATTGGATGAATCTACTGCTATAAAAACTGCTATTTCTTTAATTGAAGGAAGAAAAAAAGTAGAAGATGACCATTATGCAATATATCATGAAATGGTAAATGAAGGAGAAATAAAATTATCATATTTTAAAAGGTTGAAAAACTTTTGGGTATTAGATAATAATATAAATGAAAATGAAGAATATATACATACAGTTGAAAATAATGATTGTAATTATCGTGATGAATGTATAAAAACTGATGATAATTGTGAACCACTTGATACAGTAAATAAGAAATATGTAAAAAATATGATATCAAAATTATTAGTTGCTTATGAACATGTTTATAACGGAAAAAAAGAATTAATTGAAAATAATGTAAAACAGGAATATGAAAGTAAAAGTTTGCTATTTAAAAAGAAAATGATTTACAATGAAAAGAAGAGATTATACTTAAATACGCATATGATAAACATAGGAAGATTAAATAAAGTAGAAATAAAAAGCTTTGAAAAATCTCCTCATTACGATTTGTTTCAGGAAATATTAGGTATTGAAGATTATTCTAAAAAACAATATTATCTAATAAACTTTATAGAAAAATACACTAGAACTCCTGGAAAAAATGAAAATCAATATATGTTATATTGCATTGATAGCGATAGTGAATTAGTTCCAACATTTATGCAAACAGTTGCTTCGTCATTTTTAAAAAATATGGATATGGAAGAAGTTTATCAAAAAATAATAGATGAACAAGGTATAGTTAGTGAAGATGGCGATGCTTTAGTAGATAAACATACTTGTTATGAAATTAGAAAAATATATTTTGATAATGTAGAAACATATGACTCTAAGGGAAGTAAAATAAATAGATTAATACTAGAACAAGATGAAAATACAATGGAAGAATTAAATGATGATATAAATGATGATATTTATATTAATTCTATTTTTGACTTTTTTTCAAAAGAAGATGATGAAATTGAAAATATTGAAAATGAAGATACCAAATATATAATGACTATAATAAAAAAATTAAAAGAAACGATGAATTTGACAATTAGTAAAAATATAATTGAAGTGGTTATATATGCTTCTTATAACATTTATAAAAGTAATTATTATGTAGAAAATATTACAGCAGTTAACCGAAAGAAATCATTAATTATATTAACTATATGCACTTTTACAACATGTTTACAAATATATAATAAAAACATTAAAATTAATAGAGTAATACCAGGATGCAATATATCACTAGAGGGTTTTCCATTATATAATAAAAATGATTATTCATTATTAGAATATATTAGTTGTGTAATAAAAAAGATAAGCAATGAAACAACAAAAAATAATCCATTTAAATTATATTCAAAATCTGATTCTAGTAAAATTGTAAATTCATTAAAAAAATATATTGAAAATGATATATTGAATAATAATTTAATCCAAAAAAAAATTAATGATGAATTTATAAGCAATATAAATATTTTAGATATAGAAAGAAAATATAGTGAGTGGAAGGGATTTGTACCAATGTTAGAAAATTTTTTTATGAAAATAGTACAACCATTACCTAAGAATTTCATTGAAAAAATAACAAATAAACTGAAATCAAAAGAAAATGTTTTTGAAGATGTTTATATTATAAAATCTAAGATAATGGAAACTTCGTTTGGTATACAATATTTAATACAAAATATTATAGAAAAAGAAAAACCAATATTAAAAACAAAAAGTAATATAATATTGTTGGAAAATAGTTGTTGTAGTAAAAATAATAATGAGGTTATGCTATATTTCTTAGAAAAGAATAGTAATATTAAACAATATTTTGAAATGATAAATAGTTATAATGCAGTTATTAAAAATTTAGAAGTAATAGAACGACCTGCAATATTTACAAATGCAAAAAATAATGAAATTATTAAAAATGAAAAAAGTGAAAGTGAAAATAATGAAACTACCAAATATAATTTAAGCGAGGAATTAATTTATAAATCTTTCATCAAATTATGTAGGTGGGAAAATAATAATATAAATAACACTGATTTAATTAATATTTGTGGTTTAAAAAATGTAAAATTTGAATATAATGATACAATTAAAGATAAAATAAAAAAAATAAAAGATGAAAAAATAAATTTGAATGAAAACATGCTAAGCGAACTTTTGAAAATAATAAGAAAAAGAACAATGACTGTTCTTGATAATGCAAAAGAAGACTTAGTAAAGATAAATAAAATGATTGAGTTCTTGTCAATGGAAACAAATATAGAAAAACATTTATTACCTATCAGAGAAATTATAATGAACTTTAATAATGAATATATGAAAGAAATATCTTCCGGTAAGAAAAAAGATTATACAAAAGTAATTATAGAAGCTACAAATGTATTAGAAGAAAAAATAAAAGAAAATAATGATAGTATAACAACGTTTTTAAATGCACATTTAAAATTAAATAAAAACAAAAAAGCAATATTAAAAAATGTATTACATGAATGTATTCTTTTTAAGGATAATGAAAAAGCATTTGTCCAATCTAATAATTTTGGTTTAAATATTATAAAAAACATAACTACAATATATCCTTCCGTACTTATGAAAAATCACAAAACAAATTTAATAATAAATAAAAACTGGTCATTAGCAAAAGAACATCAGTTAAAAATAAAAGATATTATAAATGATGATTTAATTGATTTGCAAGAAATGTATGGTAAAATAGATAGCAATATAATTGAAGTATTGAATATGATTTTAGATATAGGTCCTATATATAATGAGCTAGTAGAATACTTACCAATGCATTATAAAGACAGTAAAACTATACCATTTATGTCAAGTGAATTAGTTAATAAAATATTACATTATTTAATAGTCACCATTTTAAATGAATATATATCTTTATCCTTGAATATTTCAAATTCGTTAGAATATGATGATACTGTTATATTTCAAAAAAATATTTCAGAAATACTTTTAATATTTATACAAAAAATAAATTCAAGTAAAAGCATATTAAATTTTGATAATGAAAAATTAAAGCGAAAAGTAAAGAAAACGAAAGAAAAGGAAAAAAAAGAAATGACAGATAGATTAAAAAAAATATGCGAAAATGACGAAGAAAGAGAAGCTGAATTATTAAAGAAATATTTGAAATTAGGACCAATATGGAGTAAAGGATTAAAGAAAAGTAATATATCATATGATGCTAATAATTACACTGAAGAAAGCAATAGAATAATAGGTGAAGAAAATATTAATGCATATTTACGTGAAGAATTAAATGAAAATGAATATATTGGAGATTTTGATTCAGATTTTAATGAAGGAGGTTATAATGATGTAGATAATTAATTAAACAATATATTTTTTTTTACTTTATATATAACATAATGAATATAATAACTCCTAATAATAAGATAATATTTGCAATATTGATTTTTTTAACATGTATATTATTAATACATACTTTGCAACCATCGGTTATTTATAATAAAGATGGTTCATTTAAAAATTTCGGTGTAGGATATAAACAGTTTACTGTATTACCAATGTGGGTTTTTGTAATAATTATAGCAATATTATCATACATGCTTGCATTATATTGCTCATTATTGCCTAGAATAAAATTTTAATTTAGGATAAATAAATTAATATATAATTTTTTAGTTTATAAATAATTATATATGAATAATCCAAATTTAATAGAGCCAGGAATGAAATATTTTTTAGATAAATCGTTGGTAAATTGTAGAAATTTAAAAGATAAATATTTAAATTATTTTTTTAATATAGGAATATTTCTTTTATTTATATTAATTGTAGGTAGTATTTTATATTTTAAATATAAGGGTAAACCTAGTAAATATGAATTAGAACAAAAAGAAATTCAAAAGAAGCATTTTATTTTATCCAAAATAAAAAATTATCAAGACGCAAAAAGACATTCATCAAAAGATTTAATAACAGGATTACCAGAATGGAATAATGATTACAATTAATGATTACAATTAATGTTAAAATAAAAAATATATATATTTATTATGAGTGATAATAATGATAATGATATAAACAGTGATTTATTAAATGAAAGAATAAGAAAATACTTTGAATTAAAAGAAAAATATGAAGAAAGAAGAATAAAGCTAATAAAAAATAAATATAATAAATTAAAAGAGAAGGGGTTTTCTAAAAAAAAAATAAAATCAATTATTCAAAATATGAAAATACCTTGTATTTTATGCAATAACAAAGGTGGTAGTATTTTTAAAGTAGAAAATGAAAAATATATTGCTAGTTGCAATTGTGAAAATAAATGCAAATTTAATATTGAAATACTAAAAGGAAACTATAAACCAACTAATATATTATTAGCAAATGGTAATAATGATATTACTATAATTAAAGAAGATATTATAAAAACAAAAATGAAGCATATACTAAGTTATATAGATAATGCTACAGCAAGTAGTTTATTTAGTAAATTAAAAAATCAAATGGAGGGTTCTTCAGCTGACATATATTATACAAAAGTTATTTTTCAAGATATATTAGAAGAAAACAATATGAATATTGATAGTAAAGAAGATAAGGAAAAAATAGATAATATTCTAGAATTTAAAAGCATAATAAATGATTACATTGAAACACAAGAAGAAATAAAATTAAAGGAGGCAATTAATTTTCAAATTGAAAATATAGATAATAATAGAAGGGAAAAAAAAATAATGAAATATTCAGATACAGAACAAATAGAAACAGAAGGTTCAAAAATAATTCAATATAAAATAAATATATAAAATATATATATGTTAAGTAAATTAATTTCAATACCAATATTTATAATAAGTTTTGCAATTGGAATATTTTTTGTATATATTTTTGGTCCAAAGAATAAAGTAATATACATACAACCAAACACAGAAAACTATAATAAATTCATAATTGAAGATAAGGCTGGAAATTGTTTTCACTATGATAAGCAAATAGTGCAATGCCCTAGTGATAAAAGTAAAATAACAAAAATAAAACCACAAATATAATATATTAATTATATATGTATTTAAAAAATATAATTAATTCAAATACTGGAAGAATAATAATGTCTATTATTTTAGGTTTGGGTTTAGCAACATTTTTTAGAAGTTATTGTAATGAGAAAAATTGTTATGTTTTTCTTTCAAAAAATCCAAAAAATGTAGAAAATAAAATATTTGAAGAAGATAATAAATGTTATTCATATAATTTAAACTCAACATCATGTAATTCAAAAAAAAAAAGGTGCGTTTTTCAATATAAAAAATTTATTATAAATAGTTATTATGACTGAAAATAATGGTACTACAAATTTAAATGATTTACCAAATAGCAATGAAAATATTTTGCTTAATATTAGTGAACCAACATCAAATGTTGTTGAAACTAATACTATAAATGAATTAGTATCAGGAATTCAAGATGCAACAGGTGGAGGTGTTTTAGAACTACCTTCAAGAGATATTTCTCAAAAAACAACACAAATAACAAATGATGAAAAGGTTAAAGTAAATTATATACCAAAAACTGAAGATTATATAAAACAATATGAAACAAAGGAAGAAATACTTAAAAATGAAAGATTACAAGAAAATAGAAAAGATAATGTTGATTTTCTATTTAATGAGTTAAATACTTATGTAATAATTGCGTTATTATATTTTTTATTTCAAATGCCTTTTGTTAATAAACATTTATATCATTATTTAAAAACATGTTTTGATAGTGACGGTAATTTAAATTTTCAAGGGGTTGTTGTAAAAAGTTTGCTATTTGCAGCGATTATTTATGGTATTGATAAATTTATTTTGAATTTGATAGAGTTATAAAATAATAACTGTAAAAATATTTATAGATAATTTATAAATATTTTATATATAATGCTAAGATTATTTGATGTATCATTAAGAGATGGTTTACAATCAGTGAAAAGAATATATTCATTAAGAGAGAAAATAGATATTTTAAATAAAATAATACAGTACAACCCAAGAAGTATTGAAATTGGTTCTATTGTTTCTAAGAAAAAGGTACCGCAAATGGCAAATTCTATAGAATTATTATATTATGCCCAAAACAATATTAAATATATCGGTGATTATTATATTTTAGTTCCCAATGAAAAATCATTAAATATTGGATTAAAAAATAATGTAATTAATTTTTCTCTCATTAATTCTGTTTCTGAACTATTTCAAAATAATAATATTAATGCATCAATAAAAGAAACGAAGCAATTTATTGAAAAAGTTTATCAAAAAAAAGAAAAAGAGAGAAAAATAAATAAAATAAAAATTTATTTATCTTGTATTAATTTTTGTCCTATTTCAGGAATCATAGAAAATGATAAAATAATAGAAGAAATTATGTATTATTCAAAATATGATAATATAAATTTATGTTTATCTGATACTTGTGGAAATTTGAAATTTGAAGATTTTAAATATATTATAGATAATATTAATTTTAATATGAATAATATTTCATTACATTTGCACATATCAAATGAAAATAGAAATAATATAAAGAATATTATATCTTATGCGTACAAAAAAAATATAATTGAATATGATGTATCTTGTGTAAAAACAGGAGGTTGTCATATGACATTAGAAGATAATAAGTTAAATGCAAATTTAAATTATAGTGAGTTATATAAAATATTTAATGAATAAAAGTATTTTACAATATTTAGAAAATATTTTTTATCTATTATAAATTCATTATTAAAATAGATTTATAATATCAAAATAATATAATAAATGAACAAACGTAGTATAATAAATTCAATATATTCAAATAACCATAATCTTAGTAATTCTAAATATACATATAATGGAAGTGTTAATAAAACATCTAGAAATGCTATTAAAAGAAGAGTTATAAGAAGTGCATTTATTGACCCTAGTTTTTTTGAAAATATAACTCTTACAAAAAAAGAAAGCATTAAAATACAACCAGAACCACAACCTGAACCGGAGCCAGAAACTGAACCCGAACCAGAACCGCAACCAGAACCCGAACCTGAACCAGAGCCTGAATATAATGGTATATCAATTTATAAATCAAATATTTTATGTAGAATACAACCATTATATCTAGAAACAAGTGTTAGTGTAGTTGATAATAAATTTGTATTTAATAATATAAATCATAATATTCATGATTTTTTAGGACTTTACAAGGGAAAATATAAATTAATTGGAGTAAATATAAATAATCCTATTGGATTTGTAATTAATGATAGTAATTTTAAAATTACGGGTATTTTTGCAGGAACAAATACTATTGAAAATATAAAAATAAATTATTATTATGGACCAATATTTTTAGAAATTTTAGATAATATAACAAATATTAGTTATCATAGTTTAAATAATGGATATATGGGTGGTTATAAAAGAATAATTTATACTAAAAAATGCTCTTTTTACGATGAAAATTTAAATACAATAAATGAAGAAGACGACAAAGATGAAAATACAGATATTCATGAAGATTTTTTTGAAAATATAATACAACCAGAACCTGAATCAGAACCTGAACCAGAACCTGAACCTGAACCGGAAGGTGAACCTGAGCCTGAACCAGAGCCTGAACCAGAACCTCAACCAGAACCCGAGCCTGAACCAGAACCACAACCTGAACCTCAGGCTGATTTACCTAATGAAGATACTGACACTGATATTGGTTTAGACCCAAATAATGTGCAATGCTTATTCAGAAATACAACAAATAACCTAACTTATAGCAGTTTTAGATTTATTTTTAATAATAT